ACGCCCTTGCACTCCTTTTGCGTAGAAATCAACATAAGCGTCTATATTTTTTAATGTAGCTTCTCGCCCTAAACCAATTTTCAAAGAATTAAGTTGCTTTAAATCATTAAGATCTTCTACCATTTTAGCGCCCTTTTCGGGTTCTATGTTTGGCAGTATGCTTGCTACATTTGTTTCTAAATCAAGTATTGTTTCTTCAGATAAGGTTTGCGTAGGCAAATTGTCAGCATAAACGCTTATTGATGACGATAACTCACTTCTATAAATTTCAGCAAGATCTTGTGCTTTTTGCTCTGCAATCGTTGGGCCTTCAAAGAAAGTTTGTAAGCCACCAACAGCTTTTAACATTTTTGCCTGATCTTCTGAGCTTAACATTTTCATCAAACCATAAACATACGCACCGCCAGAGGATGAAAGTGCTTCCTCTCCGACAGGCTTTTCTTCTTTTTCTGGACCATAAAAGTCACTTGGCAAGCTATCACGTAACGCACGTCTCATTTCATCTATAGCAAGCACACCACTTGTTGCACTATCAGCATAGTTTGTAAGCGCACGTACCGTACCGTTATAAATCATAGCATATTGTTGCTTTGTAAGACTGCTAAGATCACCAGCCTTTATCTGTGCCATTTTCTGTGTATCGTTTACAACACCTTGCAATGCCATAGATATAACGCTGAGATCCTGACCACCTGCTATCTGGTTTTCAACGTCCGTTAGTTTTCTTTCTCTGTTTTGCAGAGAGGCAACTTCAACACGGCGATCAATGTCACCGCGTAATGCAAATCTATTCTGTATCTCTAACTGACGAAACTGTGACTGAAACTGTTGCTGTGCATATCTATCGCTACCTACTCGATCAGATAACTCACGCTGTAGCTTACCTGTCTCTCGCGTCCATATCGGATCATCACCATCAAGAACACTGCCATATAAATCTGATTTAGAAAGCTCTTCGCGCCTCTCACGCAACGCCTCTTGTGCATCTAACAACGCATTATCAAGATTGTTCTTTGTTTCCATCTTGTAGCGTGTTTCAGCGTATTCACCGATTGCAGCCAATGCAGCCTTTGCTGGTGCAGCCTTTGCCAACTCCTGTTCAGCCTCTCTGCCCACACTTCGCCTTGCACGTATAGGACGCCCCGGCATGTCTGTGCTTACTCTTCCTTCTGCTCGATATACTGGTATTCTCATATTATTACCTCAACAAAGGACGTGGCATTGGACGTGGGCTAGTTGTAAAGTTAGATCCTGACGCTCTTGTAGAATATTGTGAACCAGAACCAAATATTCCGCGTTGGTAGCCAAGACCTGCTACTTGACCTAACCCACTTATTAAAGAGGCAGTGCCTTGAGCACGGAGACTAGCAGAGGCACCGCTACCTTCCATACGTGCCAACTCAGCATTAAGACGTGCGTTTTCTTGTTCGTCACTTATCTGCATGTTTGTCATTTCATTGTTAAACTCATTAACAGCCTCTTGATAGTCAAACTCTCTAGCGTTTATACGCAACACAGCAAGTGGCGTACCTCGACTCATATCAAAGCCAGCGTAACCAAAGCCAGATCTTGCTTGACCTTGTATCTCACTTTCAAAAGCCCTACGATTTCTTACACCATCTATTGCAAACTGTGCATTGATAATACCGCGTTGTCTTTCAAGCAAACCAATATCACGCTCAATCATTTCTGCGTTGAAGTTTGCCGCAGCTTGCGCTTTCTCAGCAGCTTTATCAGACGCATTTTTCTGTTTAACAGCGCCAGTTAATCCTGTGAAAACTTGTATTCCTGTGCAAAGACCGCCCATAATCTACCTCACAAATCAAATGTATTCATGCGTGGGAACAACGCCAATACCGTTAATGGCAGTGGTTGCGTTTGCCTCACAAAAATACGGTCATCATCTTCAAACCCACCAGGAAACTCTATCTCTTTGTCTCCTGTAAACAATGGTATGGCTGTATCCATATCCATAGAACTATCTCTAAATGGTATACGATCTAACTCGGTAGTACTGTTACCAACTTCTACACCTACAGTTTCAAATAAACGTAATGTTATTGCATGAATACGTTTAGGTTTACCCTGACTTGTACCATCAACAGAACCGCTTTCTATACGTAATGTTTCTAAGTTACTTGTAAAACCAAATCCTACAGATGCACTTGTTGCAGAGAAATCAAGCGCAACACCACCAGATGCAACCGTTTTATCAGGATGACTTGCACCATTAGCTAATATAGAAACATTTTCACCAGGTAAATGATACAAACCTGATAAGCTGCTAACAGCACTACCACTATATGATAGTCCACTATCTACAAAGAAAGCACCTGTTGTATTTGCGCCAAAGTCAAACAATTTAAGTTTCTCAACATATCTTTTTGTTACACTGTTGATTGTACGCTTCACAATCATATACAATTCATCTTCGCCAGTATCAGATGGTAATGTTGCAATGCTTTCAACAACAGCTTGCCCACCGCTAAATGCACCACCAATCACATGCTTATGCCAAGCAACAACCTCTTCTTCGCGTCTATAGGTCATGCCTACAAGCGTACCATCGGCTCTTGTAGCCCATACAACGCTATCTGGCTCTTGCTGATACGCAAACTGTGTAAGACCACCATCTGTGATATGCTCTGCTAGAATAGTCATATCTGGTGCAGCGTAGCCACCAGTATTTACATTTCCAACAAACTTAAACTCTCTGACTTTACGTGCGCCACGTTGTACAAATAATGTTACATCAGCAACTTGCACAGGATCTATTGAAGCAGATCCATAGTTAGAATATTTACGTATAAGTGTTGTTGTTGGTGTTATAGGACCGTCATTTGTTGAAGTAAGAACATATTCACCACCAGATGTACCAATCGTAAGCACTCTTGTTGCAGAGAGATAACGGATGGCATTAACTTGGTTTGACGCAATCGTATAGATCAACGCATCGTCCGCGTTTGTACCTACTGTAAAGTCTGTATAAGCACCGTTTTTGCTAAACCAGATACTTTGCGGATTATTATTTGTACCTGCGAATACAAGTCTTTGCTCAAAAAACGATACACAACTTGGCCTATTATCCGATCCACTTAATCCTGGTGAGGGAGATCCAGAAATAGAAAGTGTAGCGAAAGTCCAATTATTGTGATCCGATCTCGTTAAGGTGCGTATATCATACGATGGATGCACAAGATACATTGTATCCGCAGATTGAGCAAATCTAATATTAAATAAATCAGCTTCAGAATATGGTGTTGCAATTTCAAATATTTCTGTTGCAGTTCCACCAGATGTATAAGTTGTAAAACTGGTAGTATTTATATTGTTTCCAAAGAGATCTTGCAAAGAAAACGTGTTAGTAGTTGAATTTGCTACTAAATAATTTCTACCATTTACCTCTGTCATACCTCCTAGGCTATCAACGTATATTTCATCACCATTACTAAAACCATGACTATTACTTGTAAATACGCCGGGATTTGCCTTTGTTGCAGCAGTAATTGTTTTTGCTGAAGAGTTTAAGACCTGTAAATCATTGCGAAATACACGCATAATCTGATTGCCAAACTCAAGGATATATGTGTCGCTTGTTTTAAATTGAAAAGCAATAAGTCTTGTCTTTACGGCGCTACTTTTAACTTCACCAAGATACTCTGTCCCTGGACGTCTGGTTACACCACCATGAGGCATTACAACCATATTAGTCAAATCAGAAAGACCTTCACGATATTTCTCAATATTTGTGCGACCTTCTAAGCGCGGACTGATTTCGCCAGCAGTAAAAGAACTTAAAGCTGGAGCACTTCTTGCCATTCCTAAAACCTACTCTCAATCAAATCACTTGCTTCTAAACGTTGCGTAGCACTTTCCGTAGCATCGTTAAACCGTGCTTCCTTAACCTCAGCTTCATATTTAGCGTACATTGTTTGAACAACACTATTTGATCCTGTTATTGAGTATGCAATGTTAGCAGCAAGTTTAGCAGATAATGCTTGAATTAAACTAGGATCATATTGTTGTGGATCTGTTACCTTAGCAATATATTTTATTTTTGCTATTGCTTCATCCGTAACAAGCTTTCTTCCTTCAATGGCAAATACTGGACCACCAGTATTATTTGTCATGTTGTCTTGAGGGTAAGAAAGAGTTCCATTGCTAAATTCTAAAACACGTAAACAAAACGGATCAGACGGTAAAACATATTGATAAGCGTAACCAAAGTTTGGAACTTCGCTTTCTCGCGCCAACTCAGCCCTAGTAATCAAGCAATTCCAAGGGTGAGATCTAAAAACCGTATCTCGTGTTCCTTCGTAAAACTGATTAACAACCCTTCCAGCCTTACTGTTTTCTGAAAAACTAGAAATGTTTGACGCTCCTAAAAGGTTTAGTGCGTAGTTTGCTATATCAACCGTACTTGTCATCAACTATCTCCATGTGAAAGAGGGGGCGCAAACGCGCCCCACTCTATTAGTCTAGAACGTACTTAACAGTTAGTTCAACAGTACCAGTGCCAGCTGCACCGCCCATTGTAACCGTTACAGGTACACCGTCCTCGTTAGCATCTAACTCAGTGCCGGAGCCTAAAGCTAGTGTAGCGATTACGTCTACCTTTTGCGCTGATGTAGACGCAGCAGCCGCTTTATAAGCAGCAGCAGCAGCGCTTACAGCCGTACCAGCTGCGTTAGTATGTGCAGCATAGCCAACTGACAAGGTTGTGGATGAACCCATTGCATCATGTGCAAGTGATCCTTCTAGCAATCTTGCGCCATCAGGCATAATAAACATCTCAATAACGTCACCAGACGCTAAAGAAGACGCTTCATAAGTACCATGAGCAACTCTTATTCTGCCACTCATTTCGTTTGCTTTGTTCATCACTGCTGGTGTAGCTCGTGAATTAGTACGTTGTGTTGAATAAACGGTAGCCATTAATCAATCTCCTTATTCGTTACACGCAATTTCTACTACTTTGCTTTCTTCCATGCGAGTAGCACCGATAGATTGGCAGTAATAGACTTGCGTTGAGTAGGATTTATCGGCACGTTCATCAATACGAGCAGCTGGCTCTTTACCAACAGCTAGCTTAATACCGTCTGAAGCAAAGGCAATAACCTGACGGTCACTATTGCTGTCAGTGTTTAAGCGATTTGACACAATAAAGTTAAAACCAACAAATGTGTTTAACTCTCCCTGTGCTAACGCTTTAACAGTATTAAAGTCAGATGAAGTTACCGTTGTATTGTTTAACAAATCAGAGATTTGCTTTGGCGATACAACAATATGCCGTGTAATTGACGGATCAACAGAGTTAGCATCTAAGGTTTCTTTTGCACTTAGAAGCTTCGCAATAGTTAATCCAGCAGATCCATGAGCAATCTTCTGTGTAGAGGGAAGCGCTGTAGAAGTGCTACCATCTTTACCAGTAGTTGACGTGCCAAGAGCCGCAGTAATGATAACATCATCCATTGCGCGACCCATAGCAGCGGCTGCTGCACGGCTGTAGGTTGAAGTCGGATCAACAAGTAAACGCACTTTATCTTGATCATCAATCAAGTCGGCATACTCATAATCTGACATTGTTACCATACGTCTACTATGTGGTGTTTCCACCAATGGCGTATCTGCATGGCGTGAAGTACGTAGAACAGCGGACGCTGCACCTACTTGGTCAAAAAAAGCTTTTTCGCCATTCACGCTTTCACTATCTACTGCATCTCGCAGCAAAGAACCCATCTGCTGTGATAGCATTTGGACATTAGAAGAAAACTGATTGACAAAAGCTGTAGTAATTTGAGTAGACATAAGTCTCTCCTTTACAGTTTCAGTTTCGGGTTTGCTTCGCTTGGTTGTCCCAAGGGGGCCAATGCTATTGCTTAGGGCAACTAGTCCGCTTGACTACAAGCTTTTTCACGGGCCTTTCGGTTATCCGCTATAGATACTCTCGGAGCCGTAACACTTCTTCTATATAAGTGTCATGCTCTGGGTGCATCTTATCCCAATATGGACCGTCTCGTCTAGTCATCTCTGAAACTTGACGTTGAGCCTCTTGCGGTGTCATAACAAGTTCTGTTGGAGCACCTTCTAAATTGTCTTCCCCAATTTGCTCTGCTAACTGAGAAAACATCTTAACTACTTCGGGATGATCCCCTAACATTCGACCATCCGATAAAGTTATCTCGTCAAATATATCTGTGCTTCCCAACAAATCTTTCGCAGCCATTTGAGCTAACTCAAGACGCTGATCAAAAGCTTGACCAAATTCTTGACGCAATTCTTGCTCACCTTCGTACAAAGCTTTCTCCGTTGTTTCAGACATATCAGTTTCTAAACCACTTATTGTATCCCTAACAAAGCCCATCATTTCATTAGCTTGAGAGTTCGTTAAACCAGCAGTTAGCGCACGATCACGGAATGTGCCAATTAAATCGTCATTTACAGATATATCACTGTCAGAAAACTCGTATGCACCAGCATCTTCTGGCGCACCTAACTTTGTGAAAACCTCACGCCATTCTTCTGGCGTGGCAGACTTACTAGGTATTGCTACCTTATCGGCCCCTATCATGCGTTGTGCATGAACGTAGCTCTTTGCTAATGCACTCGGATCGGCAAAGTTACGTAGTGACGGTTCATTACGTAGCTCTTCTGGTAAGCTTTCTAAAAAACCGATTGGTGCAGTTTCTGGTGCAGCTTGTGCCACAACAGCCTCTGGTGCAGCTTCTTGAGATCCAGTATCTTGGATTGCCTCTTCGCTCATTTTAGTTCCTTCCCTTCGGACAACATCCTGACGATCAACAGCACTGCTGCTCGTTGCCCTTCGTTAAATGAATTTTCATATGGATCGCCAGTAAACGTGGTTGTCTCAAAACCAAACCTAGCCTTGAGGTCACTCAATACCCTTTCGCCGTCGTCTGTGTTGAACGTGCGCCTATAAGATAATTTTAATTCTTCCAACTGCTTCATTACTGAACAGCCCCTGCTGCTTTAACTAATGGTGCTACTTTCTGTGCGGTTTCAGCTTGCATCATCTGCTCTTGCATTGCTTGCTGCGCTTGCTCTTGCTCTGCTTTTTCTTCGCGTAATCGTCTTACCTCTTCATTGCTTCTTATAACTCGTGCCGGAATACCTGTAACCTCTACAAGATACTGCACAAGTTTATCATCATCAAGATAATCCATAACAGGTGCGATTTCCGCTACTTGCATCATTACCTCAAATCCACGCAACATTGCCTGTAAGTCTGTAAGTCTCTGAGCCTTGGCAAGCGGTGAGACATACTCAATATCAATGTCTTGGCCTTGTAATTGCTCAGGAGCAGCAGGGAGGAGGCCATTCCTGAGCAGCAACGCAAAGGATCTGGAGATTAGTGGCTGGAGCAATTCGGATTGGAGCCTACCGAGAACTGGTCCTAAAAGCCGCATCTTTTCCTCGTTACGTTGCAACACTTCAGTAGCTGTCATCGCTGGTCCTTGCGACATCAACAACTGATCTACATAGAAAGCCTGACGTATAGCATTACGTCTCTGCTCTTCCATGTTCAAACCGAGAGGATTGTTTGCTCCAATATTTAAAGGCTCTAGCCTATCTCTTGTACCTGTTCTAAAAAAATTCAAAGCACCTGGCGTTGTCCTGACAGGTAACATAAAACCATCATCAGGAACCATCAATGGTGGGTCAATCTGTTTCTGAGCAGCCCTAATAGTCACCTCTGACATTTTATTAAGCATCTTAACATCTGGCAGTGCGTTCATTGCTGGACTTCTACCATATGTACTTACACTATCTTTTACAAAACGTGGAACCATAAACGGAAAATCGTCAAAACCACCCTCAGACAATAACTGCCTTGTGTCAGCGTGATAATACACAGACGCTATTGCTTTGTTCTGTGCCTTACGACCCTTTGTTTCTCCACGCGGATATATCGCATGTACAAGCTCATGTTCTTTATGAGGCTCATTCTTTAGGTCTTTTGCCATTTGTGCTGGTAAAGTTTCTTCTCCAAACCTTTGTCCAGCAGCACGAGCAGAGATCTTAAACTTTCTATATATTGTATCTACTTTTCCGTTGGCATCTTCTGCTACCGTAATCTCTGCAATGTGCCGACACGAAAACCGCAAACCTTCTTTGTCACCTTCAACATAGAAAGCAGCAGTACCAAACACCACAAGATCATAATAAAGCTCATGTATCTCTTGCTGAAAGTTTGATCTGTTAAAAGCCTGATACATCTGATCTAGGCAGATTTCCAACCACTCATTAGCCATATCGTCATTCTGTAGCGCCGGATCTCGATACCGCATAGAAAACCAAGGTGTACTAGGAGATGTAAGCATACCATGCAAGCTAGATGATAGAAGCTCTACAGCATGAATAGCTGTGCCGTCATAGATCAACTCTGTACGCTTATCACCTTGCGTTCTTTTCTTAGTTATATCTGCTTTACGCGGCAACATATAATCCGCTAACTCTTGCCAATGACGTTCCCAATTTGATCTTTGGCTTTGCAAAGATTTAAAACGTCTATCTAATTGAGCTATAAGCGGTGATATTTGTGCCATTACATCATTCCATAATTATTCATCAAAGAGCGTTTTTTCTTTTTGTTTGTTGTTGGTATTCCCTCTAAGGAACCACCTTGCGTTCTCCCAGCCATCCTTTGATTAAGGCGCTCTAAAGGATCAACTGTCATATCAACCCGACGTTTGGCTGGTTGAGCAGATTTTGCACCCATTTCTCCGGCTACATTTTTTCGTCGCAACATCATCTTAGTAAACCACTACCCATTAAAGACCGTCTTCTACGGACCGTTCCCGTTGTTCCTGTTCCAAGCAACCCTTTAGGGCTTGTTGCAATCGTTGAAACTCTACCCTTCCCGGTGCTTTCAATAGCGTCAGCTTCCGTTTCGCTCGTAACAACACGATTATCAATTACATCACCAACACCTACATCTCCACCCTTATATGTTGTATCCGCACCTGTAGTGGTTGTTTCTGTAAACGGTGGGGGTGCTGGTGGGGGAGTGGGGGTAGTCGGGGCTGTGGGTTGCGTAGGTGTTGTTGGTGCAGTCGGCGTAACAGGAGTAACTGTTGCCGCTGTTGTATCCGTAGTAGCTGTAGCTGCTCTTTCTCTTCTACGATCTCTACTTCTTTTTTCCCTAAGACGTGCTTGCTCTGTTTGTGCAGCCTCTGCTCTCTCATTAAGCCTTGAATAATATTCTGTATCTGGTTGACGCAAACCAGTATCCATTGCAATATCACTTACAATCGCATCTAAACCAGTACGCCTTGTTACCTGACCTCTGCGAACTGCGTCTTCAGCACCAGTCCTTTGCCTAGCTCTTTCTCTTGGTGTCCTTCTGGTTGCTCTGCTACCACCACACAAACCACCCATACTATATCTCCTTCTGCATAAACGAACCCATAGGCTCAAAGCCTAAACGCATCATTAACCTAGCAGCTCTGTTTGACGCAATACCAGACGTTGCACCTGTCATAATACGAACCGCACCATTCTCTTTAGCCCACGCTTCAAACATCTTCATAAGCCTTACACCAGCTATTCCACCGCGCTCTTGAGGTACAACATACCAGATATAATCGCCCCCGACTAGTGTGTTACTATACGGAAACGAAAAAATCATCCCAATTAACACACCTATAACATCTCCGTGCTTTTTTGCTAAGAAGATTTGATCCTCTTCATTACGCACTCTATCAACAATCCAACTAGTCATTTTATCATAGTCAAAGTCCGCAAACACTTGCCAACTCTCCTTATGAAACCTCGCGCACAACTCAACCACCTCTGGAACGTCCGAAATCTCAGCTACGCAATATTCTTTCGGTTCAAGCTGCAAATGGGTCATAATCCATCACCGCCTGTTTTTGTGGAGCCTGTTGACTTGGCCTACTCTCTCTTAAACCCACAGCGAAATATCGAAACGCATCGGCTGAGTGACTTGACCAATCATGAACTGGCGTAGACCTAAAACTTCTTGTCCTATCATTATAAGCCCTATGATACTGCCGCAAAGCCTCTAAACCATCCTTACACTTCTCTCTATCAAACCAAAGCCTTGGTATCAACATCTGAGCCGCATGTATCCCATCCTCAACAGGAAGCTTAGGAACAACCCTAAAATTCAAACCCAGATCCCAAGCAACCTCTCTCCTACTCTTACCACTCCCCAACTCACGCACCTCTATATCATGCGGTGCATTATGCGACCCATATAAATACTGCTTAGAATTAAGAACCTGACAATAATGCGGCAACCCCTCATTCCTATTCTCATAATAATCTATCACATGCACAGCACGACCAACACTCTGAGTAAACCATATAGCCGTGCTATCCCCAATGCCTAAATCCCACCAAGTATCAACCCTCTGACTAAGATCATACGGTACATTCGTTACTCGACCACCTATCGTAGCATCCTCCAATTCCTTGCCATAAATAGCACCAGGCACATTCGCATTCCAACTGCACTCAAATTCCTGAGCATACTGATCCACAGACATCATAGTACGAGCAGCCTCTAACTCCTCTTCGTCCAATATCCCCGTCTCACTCGCCTTATACACCGCAGACAACCAATCATCACTCGATGCAGCCTGTTCATAAAAATCAAAGAAAGCATTATGCCCCTTCGGTGTACCCACAAATATACAAAATCCCTTCCTATCAGATAATGCTGGCCTCAATACCTCTGGAAATACACTCTCCGGCATGTCAGCAACCTCGTCCATAACACACCCATCCAAATATATCCCACGTAAGCTATCCGGGTTCTCAGCACCCAACAAACTAATCCTACCACCAGTAGGCAAGTCACACCGCAACTCCGTCTCGTGAAACCTCACATTCGGTATCTTACCAGCAAAATGCTTTAGATAATCCCAAGCCACATTCTTAGCTTGCCTATAAGTAGGTGCCATATACGCATACCTAGGATTACTCTTTCCGCTTAGAAGAGAATGCCTCAATATATGATTAATAGCCCATACCATCTTGCCAAACCTTCGATGACATACAACAACACCCCACCGCTTCTCTTGCATCTCATTGTGCAACTCCATCTGTAACACACGAGGCTCATACGGTATCTCTATATGCGTCACTGCCTAACCACCTTCTCCTGATCCTCATATATCAATATGCCATTCAACTCCAAGATAGCCTCGTACAGATCAATAAGCAATACCGCAGCCTCAAACTGCTCCTTATAGCTTTCGCCATCTACAACGCTTCTCCGTAGCTCTGAGAGATGACCTAGCATTGCATGTTGATCAGCAGTCAGTGTGGGAGTCACTGTGTATGCTCCGCAGGTATATTATGTAGTAAGAAGTGGCGCGGTGATTCTGGGAGGGTGGGGGGTCTGTATCGCCAGAAATACGGCAAACTACAGCAAATAAGGCGTTTTGTTAACATAATACATATTATGCGAAAAGGTTTTGCACTTCACGCGCGTACCTCGGCCACTCAGAATGTTAGCTGGTGCTTTCAATGCAGTACCTCTTCTTCCTCGTGTGCACTAACGGCGGTATCACCTCCGGCCCATGAGATGGTGAAGGTCTGTGCTTGTGGCTGGTCTTCTTTCTTGTCACGTATTCCGAACGGCTGATTACGAGCCGTTGTCCATTTCAGCGTATCAATTTCGAGACGCCTTCTGTTTACCTCAGCATTGAGGAAACGCACGTCTCCCTCGGGCAATGGTTCCATAGCAAGCCCATTGATTTTGTCCGCGTAATATTCAGCTTGGAGAATGCGCCCTTTACGGTATAGCGACCACAATTCTTCATCAGCTGCTACGGCTCTTGTGACGGCTCTATAGCTTGGCATTGCCTTGTCTTTTGTGATGTCTACAAGCGTCTCGCCTGATGCCAGACGATCAACTATCTTTTCCATAATGACTGTGTTTACGCTTCGTCTACTCAATCTGTGTTCCTTCAAAAAGGCCCGGACCTAAGTCCGAGCTAGTTATTGAGGTATACAAAGCTAACAGGCAAGCAACTTTGTATATTCAATATATAGATCATCTTACAATCTAACACAATAAATAATTATACTGTTGACACTTTGTGACACTTATGTATTATGAAGGCATAACAAACAAAGAGGTATACGGAGGAACAAATGCCTAGAATGGATAAACTTAGTAATTACGCTACTACATGGTGGAACAAAGACAGTAGCGGCGGTGTAACATATCATCAAACACAGATTGTTGCATGGAATGACAACAAGGTTACACTTAACACTGATGGATGGGAAACCGTCACAACTAAGCGCAAAATGAACCAAGCATCTAATCAATTCGCATTGCGTTTTGATGTATGGCAAGAAAACTATGAATGGTTCGTAAATCTACCAAACGGTGAGGTTGTCAAATATTATGACGGTATCACCTTTGAAATTTTTGGTGGTGGTGTCGTACAATGACAATCTCAGAACTAATCACAATCATCAAGAACATCAAACTTAGCGACGTTGCCATATGCGTTTTAATCTTTGGATTAGTTTTCGCGTGGCACTTCATAACACCATAGGAGCAAAGAAGATGGAAGCTATAGAAATAAACAGTCCCACAGATGCGCTAACACTTGCATTGATACTTGCTGTAACCGCAAAGACAGAGAAACTATCTCAAGAGTGCTTAGAACATGCTCAAGAAATAGCAGCTACACTGAACCCCAAAGAAGTTGAACTGTGTAAAATGGCGGCTGAGGTTGCCCTAGAAATACAAAAGGAAGGCAAGCATAGATGAAAGACAGAGTTAAACTACCCTTGAGTGCTTTTGTACCTGATACAAACGACCTCATAAAACAATATAAGTGGCTAGTAGAACACCATGTAAACAATGGAAACCCCATTGATGAAGCATGCGGTATAGAACGATTGCTACGTATTCTTTTAGATGAATTAGACGTACCACCTTTCAAATATAACTATACCCCTTAGAGCCACGGAGAAGCGCCACAGAGTGCGCTTTTCCCTTTTCCTAAGCCTTACCCCCCTAAAGTACTTTCTAGCCACTTCTCGAGCTTGTCCGCGAGTGCTACGCGCTGCATAGGGTCCGACATAGTGAACTCCTGAGAAACTTCTATAAAATTCTCTGTAGACAACATCGGTCTTAGTCTACGTAGGATTTTCTCGATACGCCACGACAAAGGATCATTCTGTCGCTTTGCTTTGCCCTCTTTGTACCGTGGGTGCATCCTGGTCAACGTCTTAGTCAACGTAGGCAAAACCGAATCATCCGGCTGCTGTATTACAGTGTCAGTGATTACACTGTCTGTCTGTAATACACTGTCTGTATGTATTACAGTGCTATTACTATGTATATTATTAGTAGTTTCAGTGTATACACTGCTAGCACTGTAATCACTATCTCGGGTTGTAACCCTCGCGTTAGCGTACTTACGTATTGGCATTTGTCAACCCCCTATTTAAATGATGCTTTAATTGCTCTTCTTCCCGGCGTTGTATGTACCAGCCACTTACCTTTTCCCAACAGTCCGGCCTGTCTACCGGGTCACAAATAAGATCGTCAGTGGCTAGTATTACCCAGCCACCGCGATTAACGTCATGCTCACGACCACACGCTTTACATTCCATAATGAATACTTTCTTGAGAAGTTTGATTGAAAGGCAAAAAACAATGCTTTTGTTTTACAGGTAAAATATTCCTATCTTTCAAATACAATATTTCCCTACCTTGAAACTTTTTATCGCAATCATTTATTTCTTTATTACATCTATCTACAATTTCAGATAAAAAACTTATGTCCCAATCACTTTTCCATAAATTAATTTCTGAATGATAGCTGTTGAAAAATCTTTGTAAAATATATCTATATGGATCTTCATTTAATAAGCACCTTTCTATTTGTGCCTGATCAAGAGCATGATCCATAAGCCACATTTCAACTTCCCATTCAATTTCATAAGCACGTTCTTCCAAACTTTTTGTGTCATCTTTTAATTTTTTGTAAGCAAGTGTACCTTTACGTTTTCTTTTTAAAAACAATTCATTTTCTTCAATACTCTCAAAGACAGCATCCCTTTCATACCACAAATCATCAATAAAAAAACAAATTTGGCTTAAACCTTGTCTTAATCTATCAGCAAACTTATCAATCCTATTAAAAATAGCTAACTCCGCAAAATTATCATTATTGTGAACTTTATTATGCTCTGGACGAAATGCTTTAATTAATAAAATCTCCCTTATTTCTGCGCGTAATCGACTATAGTGCCACTCAACAGAAACATTTTGTATTTCTTGCTGCCACTCAGAAGTTTTGAAATGCTGTGTTTGTCTAACTGTAACATCAGTGGCAATACCAACATAAATTAAATTATCATCAATATCATAATGTTTGTACACTGCTGTCGGTTTTGTTTCGTATAATTCACGAATTTTTTCTACATCTTTTTCAATTTCTTTTTCGTCGCGTTCAAAGTTATTCATTATCTAAAACAGTAAATCCACTGCCTCCACACTCCTCACAACAGCGCCTCTCTTCTTTGAGAAAGCCACCATTGTAATAGTCTACGTAGGGTACTTCTGCTAAGTAAAAACCATCACCATCACAATACTTGCAATCCTCAGTTTGAACCTCATACTTTGTACCATTTACTAGCTGATAAACGATAGTCATTTGATCCTCCACTTTATACATGACTTACCCCATTTAGTTTTACCACGCTCACCACTGTCAACTACCTTGTCCTCGTTCTGTAGCTCCGATAAACGTGGCTGCACCGAGCCGTACGGTACGTTCAGCAACTCCGCTATATCTTCCGTTGATAATGATACTGATGTTTTCTCAAGCAACTGATAGACTCGATCACGTATCGTTAGCTTGCCTTTAAAGTTACTGTTCGCCGCTTCTTTGCTTGTGTCGGTGCTTTGATAACCTACGCCTGTTTCTAAATATGGCATTTATTCCTCCGTTGTTTTTTTCCAGCCAATCCATTCTAAGAATGTCTCATATGTTTCAATCGGCAGCACAACCAATGTGCGCCCCCGGTCTTTACGGACAAATAGCATATCGCTACCGTCCTGATCCAAAGCATCATACAAATCCTGATATGCTCTGGCTCTTCGCTTGCACTCAGCAAGCAAAGCCTGTTGTGGGCCAATCTTCAAATCACCCGAATAATTCCCTTTGACAGCTCCTGACAACGGAACACGCTCCGCATCAACGCCCCAAGATTTATGTAAGTTTACAATCTCTCTCTCGAAATTAGCACCCTTATCTCTACTTGCTTTACCACCCATAAATCACCTATAGAAATCGTTGGGTGTAACTTGCCCCATCGTCGCATCTTGTATTAAATTCATATACTTAGCAGATGGTATCTTGTAATCCTTATGGTCGATAGGCAAACACCAACGCCGTACAACTGTAGCATGTGGAGCACCTACTTTATCCGCAAGTTGCTTCAATGTCATCTTTGCGTTTTGACGATATTCTTCTAATTTCATCTATAAAACCCCTTGACTATATTTGACATATCGTGCATCTTTGTCATTAAATGTCAAGAGGTATAAACAAATGGGCATACGAAAAACAGATTGGGCGGACCGATTTAATTACAAATGGCACAGCAATCCAAGCACACCTGATGCCTGGACATTCTTTGATAAAGCAGTGCTTAGACCAATGCGAGATAAGGCGTGGCGTATATTACGTGGGGATGCTCAGGGAGATGAAAAGTGGGCAAGGAAAGTATTGTACGATAGTGCGTACTACAAAGACCCACAAGGTCATACTCAGTATACAGACAATACAAATATGGTCAGCGGTAGAGCCGTACAAGTCTATACAGATATGTTGCTCGTCAAAGATGCAGACGTGACGGAAGCTTACGGTGAAGCAATCAACATGCTACATGGATATGAGCCACCGTATTGGCATGACATGGACGTAGACAAGGCTGTGTTAGCTCACAGAGAAAACGTAGCTTATGATGCAGAGGGTAAGAAGTCTAAAGAACCTACAATGGCAGAGTTTTCTTTGGTCTGTGAAAACGCAGCAAGTGGCATCCGAGAAGCCATGCAGGGTGCTAACCGTATTGGTGGAGAGATAGATCTACACGGTAATATACCCCACTGTGAACTACCGTACTTTGGTAAACCAGACTACGGAGATGGACGTGTAGAGCTAAAGACACAGTGGGATCAGCAAGCACATACAGATAGTCCAAGAGCAAACTCATTGCCTAAGAAAATTAAAGCACCGCATATGACACAGATAGCCGGGTATTGGCATCTATCTAAGATCGTTCCTAAAATAGTTTATGCTAACAGGTTAGGCTACGTAGTCTTAGAACCGACGCAGCAAGAATTGGAATTTGCTTTAAATGATATTTCTGTAGCTTGTAGACGTAGAGAAAAACTAATGAAAGTTGCAGATGATGTAGTTGATCTGCTTAATTTAACTGATCCTCATTTTGGAGATAGTTTTGTGTGGCGTGATTTAGCGCCTGAGTTTTTAATGATGGCGAAAGGAATGTTTGGTAAAAGATGACAGATTTAATTAAAGCAATGGCTGAGGTCAACGATCTCAACCGTACTCACGGCGTTACGCAACGTGGTGGTAAAAAATACACAGAGGTATTTGTACGTATCGAGGCTTTTAGAAAAGCTTTTGGAACCGATTTGGGTATTGAAACAAATATCATGGATGACAATGGGCAACGTGTTATAGTACAAGCTGTTATTAAAAACAAAGACGGAATGATAATAGGAAGTGGTTTTGCTGAAGAAATACGCGGCTCTTCAAATGTAAACAAAACAAGTGCCATAGAGAACGGAGAGACTTCAGCAATAGGAAGAGCCTTAGCATCCATTGGGTTACACGGTGGTAGCTATGCTTCAGCGAATGAGCTTGTTGCAGCTAAAAGAAAAGAAACAGCTTTAGATGAAATTAAAAAAGAAGAAGAGGAGAGCAATAACGAAACCATGCCACAAAACCAAGCACAATGGGTTGCGTGGTGCACAGATTTAACTAAACAATATCAACAAGCAAAGTCCAAACGAGATCTTGCTGAAGTTGATAGAAAGACTGATGATGCCTGGCTTGATCAACTCAAGTCTAGTTATCCAGAATTATTTCAAAGGCTAGTAAAAAGATTAACAGAAAAGGAGAATAGCTTTGAGCAATAGACCAACATTAGGGGTAAAGTCACTAACGATAGATGGCTTTATGAACAACGGACAGGCTGTAGAAATGAGAGCTTCAGCATGGATTAACGTACCAAAAGATAAACGATTTGACCAAGCTACATTAGCTTTAGCAGAGAAGGTCAAGAAAGCAATGATCGATCATGGCATATCCGTCAGCGTACAACTGCAACATCGAAACGGAGATGATCCAAAAATGTGGCCTAGAGTTGCAAGCTTTCCTTTGTTTCCAAACAAACCAATGGAAGAGCAACCAATGCAGCAACAACAATCATCTGAGCCTCCCTTGGGAGAGGATGAAATTCCATTTTAGCCATGAAACCATACCCAGCTTTAAAAAATCGTTACTACAACGAAACTAAAAAACTTCTTGAGCAGTATAAAAATAATACAATTAGGAAAGCTGCTGAAGAATTAGGTATTGATCCGTCTAACTTACGCACACTTGCGTATAGGATGGGTGTGGAGTTTCATAGGTCAAACGGTACAGGCAAGACAACTACCAATACTGTGGAGCGTAAACGTCATATTACGTTACCTATGGAGCCTTGGATATAAGTCGTGGGGCAGACGGAGGTTCTGCCCCAGACAAACAATAATAAAAGTATGAGGTGTACACAATGTTTAAGTTATTTTATACGTTACTCATTATTGAATACGTTGTTGAAGATCACGATGTATCAACCAGTGTTATCTTCCAAAGCCAACAAGAATGTTATGACGCTATGGGTGATGGTGTATTAGATAATCTATACGATATACTTGCAGATACATATGGCAAAGAGATAATGATGTATTGCAGACGAACGCCAGTTTCTTCTGGCTATCGTAAAATAATTAAACCAATGCCAAGACCATAGCCTACTTCTTGTTCATCATAGACTTTGGCTTTTTATGCGACAAAACCTGACTGCTTTTTGTATGCTTTGCTCCAGTGTGCAAAGAGCCGTCGGGCATCTTATGTGTAGCCCCGGTGTACTCTTTGCCATTGGGCAAGTAATGTTTAGCTGCCTTTGCCATAGCCACCATTCATCATAGATTTTTTAGGTTTAGTTTTTTTTCCGTACATTTCCTGTCCTCGCTGCTTGTTTACTTCCCTTTGGTCCGGCAACCTTAGTCAACGTACCATATACATACTTGTCTCGCTCTTTACCAGTAAGACCTTTTTTCTTTGCCTGGTTCATCAGGCTACGTTCTAACTTTTCAGGCATCAAACTTATCCTTCATCAATAATGCTTCAATAAAAATACTTGCTTCGTTTGTACTTGCGTTAGACTTTGCTTCAAACTGTATATCATTTTTCGGAGAAATTCTAAAGGGTATCTGCCGATCAAATGTTTGCATACCTTCTTTCCAAGTTGCCTCTGCCACACGTAAAATGCGCCCTGAGCTATTATCTAATCTATTGCGGTATGTAAGATACTGATTACCGTTTACTGTACCAGAGGTAAGAGATATTCTGAATAAATACAAAGAATAGTTACGTGCCACAGAATAAACACAGGCTTGCGTTGTGCCTATTGCCGCTTCTACATATGCGTATGCCGTTCCACCATTGTTAATTGTTATGTTGCCTACATTAGATCCAGACAGAATAGTAGCTGAGTTTATGCGTAGAAAACTGTTTGCCGTCGTCACCGTAGCAGTGCCATTGACTGTAACAATCTCTGCCAAAGCATCGTAGTTGCTATCAAGACCAGAGATCAACAATGTCATAGTATCACTCGCACTACTACTTACTACATCCATTTGTACAGCAGAACTAGGATAGGCATATGTCGCTCCGTTGTTCCAGATTGTTTCGTAGTCTGTGCCAATGGTTCTGTTAAAACCAAATATGTTTACAGGTACAATATCCGTAATACGCTCTGAAGCGATCTCCAACATCGCATGTGGACTATCAACTTCTTCGTGAAAGTATCCCATTAAGCTTTCTTCTTTTTATTGATAGCTGATATTCGTTTGCCCTTTGCTCTGGCATCAGCCTTGCTCGATGCACCCCAAGCTCTTAAAGACAGCAACAACCGTGTTGGCTCACCCTTATCATCACGCTCTGGACCCTTCATATTACCCATGCGCTGTAGAAACGATGCACGTCTAGGATTGTTCCCAGACTTCACAGGTGCTTTGAGATCTGAACCAGGGTTCTCACGCTCGTAAGACTTGCGACCTTCATAATTAAGACCACCCTTCTTTGCCTTACCTGCTTTACGTTGCCATGCTGGTGTTCTAGCCATACCTAGCTCCGATACTTTCTTGTCTTGTCTCTGATTTTCTTTGGCTGTGGTACAGTCTTACCAGTGCCGCCACCAGCACGTTTAGCTCGTGTAGTTGCAGCATACTCTGCCGGGGTCAAAGCCTTGATTGCTTTCTCTGGCAAGTAACGTTCACCAGTTTCACTAGACTTCTTACCAGACTTAGTGCGCCAGTTTTGCTTACTCCAATTCATTAGAGACCGTTGCCGAGCTTTCACGACTTGTACCCTCCACCAGCAGCTTTGTATCTTTTTGCAAGGAGTTGTGCTTTACGAGCCGACCACTTGCCGGAAGCTGTTCCTTGAACACTACTATTAAGTATTGAACGAAACTGACGTTCACGCATCTTGGGTTTAGTATAAGTGTTAGATTTGTTGACTGTGCTCTTTGCCATTACTACACCATCAATTCAAAATGTGGGCCATCAATAAACGGTCTGCGACCTTGACCACGCCGAGTATCAACGTAGTCATTCATTGCAGCTTCCATAGTTCCATCCCAATGCGCTATGTTTGGTACAGTCCATGCTGCGCCCCACCTTACAGGAACATCACAGGCTCTTGCACCTTGCGCCATAGCATCAGCTATATCATCGTACAAGTTAAGTTCCCAACTTGCCCGGCTACCAATGTACGCCATGAGATCTACAGCTATACCGTCAATATGCTTAGACTTCATGGTTTGACTTGCACCTTTTGCAACTAATTCTTTTTGTTCGTCTATGGTTCGTAAGCCACAGATAACACCAAAGTCTATTTTAGTTGAGCCAATTGCGTGTTTTACAACAGCAACCATACGTTCGTCTACACCTTCTAATCTTTCAAGGCTACGCTTTCCAAGTTTAAAAGTCATTGTTCAACAAACTCCTTTGTTCCACATAATCTTTCGTACACCATATCACTTG